GCTGTATCAATGTAATCAAAAATATTTGCCATGAATCTATATTCCCTTGAAATTGTTATATATTAAAAACGCAGGGATTTCACCTGAACTTATACTATTATCCTTTTTCCCCCAATAAATCAAGAGGTGGCATGATAACCCTTACATCAATTTGACCCTCTTCCTCACTTAGATTAGCTGCCTTATAAGCTGCTTCATCCTTGTAAATTTCTCCTGTTTTAGCATTTTTGTATGTTGTAATAATTTCTGTTGGTTCAATTAATGGTACATCTTTGCCATCTACTTTAACGGTTTTCATCTAAGTCCTATCTTGTTGTAATACACTTATTGTAACTATTGGGTTGGCTACATCAGAAAGCATTTGAATCTTGTCTCCCTCTTCTAGTATTAATACAGTTGAGTCATCTCCTTTTAAAAACTCATGTTTTATAGTAGTTGCTAACGAGTGTTTATCATAAATAAACGCTGTGCTTGATCCACTATCAAAAATAGATAAAGTTAAAGCAGATGTGCCTGAATTAGCATTATAAACCGAGATAGATTTAATAATACCTACAGTAGCAGCTGGTACTGTATAACAGTCAGCTGTAGTAGCAGCAGCCAAAGTAGTAATATGAAGTTTATATGCATTAGCCATTATAGTCTTTTTATATTTTTAACTTAACTTATAAACAAAGTAAAGGCTTCTTGTTCATCCTTTAACTGTTGTTGATATGTAGTATTCATTTTTTGTACAATAGATATTACATTGTTTGCTAAGTTTTGAACATTTTGTTGATCAAAATCTGGTCCTTCTATTGTTGATATTACTTCTGATATTTTAGCCATTATCTTCTTCCTCCTGCATGTATATCTAGTCTAAAAGTTCCTAGTCGCCAGTTTTCTCCTGTACCTGTATTAGATACTTTAAAAGCTATTTGACGAGCTCTTATCCTAGTGTTTAGTTGTGTAGTAGTTGTTGTTGTTGTAAAAGTATTTGTAACCGTATTACTGTTAGGAAAAGCTTTTGTATTTAATGCTACTTGTGCATTACCAGTTTGGGCTCCAAAGTCTGGTATAAATCTACTAATACGCATTATGTATTCGCCTTCTCCTCTTAGATCTCCTTCTTGACCGCCAATATCATAATCACCTGATTCTATGTTAGCTAGAATAGCGTTAGTAGTACCATTAGCAAAAACTTCATCAGTCCCTACTTCATGTTGCCAAAAATAACTAGCACCATTTGTAACTGCATTTACACTTGGTTCAGTAGGTGCAACACTTGTTACATATTGTGTGGCATATGGTTTTCCATAAACTCCTTCAGGAGTCCAAGTAGTTCTAGCAAGTGAACTAGTAGTCCATATAGGATCTGCGTCACTAGACTCTATATAGTTGTAACTAACTGATCGATTAACTTCATCTGATCCTTGACTACAATAAAACCAAGTTACTTCACCAAATAAATTATTTACTGCTCCGTGAATTTGTTGATTAGCATTAACATTAATATCTTCAAATACATAGTCTTCAACAAGGCAAGGCATACTGTAAACTCTACCTCCTGTATATTTAAAGAAACCATTTGGTCCCATCCAATAAGCAACACCATCAATTTCTACTGGTGCATGTTGACTAGATATTCCACAATTTGTTCCAACTTGTTCAAAACCAAAAGTAAATGGTTGACCAACAAATTTCATTGTATACATCGCTGTATCTGACCAAACATATAAAGCTGTTTTACCAGCAATAACAGACATTAGTTTAGATCCATCTGGAAGCCTTTGTTCACCTGCTGTATTAGTAGCACTAGCAGTATAAGCATCTGTGCCATCAATATTTTCTTGATCAGAAAATCTTACGAACATATCATCTTGAGTAGTTGAATCCCCTATTGTAGTTTCGCTTCCAATAAATACTAAATGTCTATCAGGTGTAGAAACAGCCATATCTCTTGAAGCAGTTGGTGCATTTGATAATACAGTCGCTCTAGTTGTTAGAGCATTAGTAACAGTTGGATTCCATTGAAATACTTTTTTGTTATGAACTAAAGCTAATAAATTTTGTCCATAGTTTACTAATCTCCATTGGCCAGGTTCAATTACAACTTGAGCTGAAGAACTTGCACTTCCCCATCCTACATAACTACTAGCATCATAAACTGTAGCTCCATTAAGATGAGAAGATCTTGTGCTTCCACTATAAGCTCTTGTAATTCCTGTTACTTTATTTCCTGTAATTCCTGTGTATCCAATTAGTTCATTGCCTACTTGAATAACTTCTGTTGATGAAGAAGGAACTGTAAATCCTGTAGTTGATGTTAGAGTAATTTCTGTAGCTGAACCATTATTACCTTGTGCATCATCTGCTAAAGCACCATTTAAAGTAGTCAGTGTTGGTGGAACAACTCTACCGCCAAAAGTGTTTGTACCCCACCCATAACCATAACCTTGAGTAACAGGTCCTATTTCATAGTAAGGATCGATGGTAGCTGTTGCAATATTTCCTCCCGTACCACTTTCATTATTACTTGTTAAAGTTGTCATAGTAGTGGTTAAAGTTGTGGCTGTGGGAATTGTAATTACTTCAAATAATTTTCCATCAAAATCAGAAGCAGTATATGAAGTGCTTACTCCAGTCATAGCCGTAGTTCCGTTTCTAATTAAAAAAATATCACCTATTTTTAAATTATGAGCAGAACCAAAAGTAAAAGTTAAAGAAGCACTTCCATTAGTGCTTTTAATAGAAACTCCTGTTTGAATTTTTGTAGTATCTATTGGAGTAATATCGTACACAGCGCCTTCAAAATAAATGTAAAGCATTTTGTTCGTACCAATTGCTACATATTTATTTCCAATATTGTCTACCCAAGCGTGTTGATCTCTTCCTGCACCCACTAAATTACTTGAAGTAAGTTGCTGCCAACCTCCAATTTTTTCAGGATAACTATATCTAAATCTCATATAGTCTCCATTAACCCAACGGCTTTCAGCTCCTGTATCTGAGGACTGTTTATCTAAACCTGGTTTAAGTGTAATTTTTCGTAACATAAAGCCTCATTATAATACTATTTAGCAAATGATGGTAGACCCAACATCGGTCTGCCGTCAAATCTATTTTTATTAGCAAATGGGCCATTTACATGATTATAATGTAGAAATACTTGACCGCAAATGTTCCCGTCAAAAGGCTCTCGCCAATGTTCGAGTTCACAGCCACTATATACTAGCATATCTCCTACTTCAAGCAAGACTTTCGTGCCTGCTGGAGCGTTTGGTTTTACAATATTTTGTCTTTCGTTAACAACATTATCAGCACCTGTGCCATCTATAAAAATAGGCCAAGGATCACCACCTAAATTAAGTGTTGTAGATATTTCACAACTAGGTCTATCTTTGTGTCGGTGTAAACAATCACCTTTTTTATAAGCTCTAGCGTAAGAATATGTTGGTATTAAATCTAGTCCTGTATGTTGTTTCATAACTGGTAACATTTTAACTAATAATGTATCCATTACAAAATCACCATAACAAGAATAAGTATTAGGTATCTGTTCATCAGTCCATGTTCCAAGTATTGGAGACTGTGAATGTAGGTTATTTTCATACATGAATCTTGTTGCATCTCTTTTAAGTAAAAAATAATTTAATATAAAATTAGCCATATCATAAGATAATGCTTGTTTAATTACTTGATATTTATTAGTTTGAAATGTCATACAAACATACCTTTCTGTAAAAAATTAAATGACACTGATATTCTTATATCATTAGATTCGTTAGGATCAACACAGTGCATTACCCAAGATGGAAACATAATACACCTTCCAGCAATAGGTTCATAATGTGTTTCTCTAAATAATCTTGCAGGTTTTTTTACATCTTTTTGTTGAGGTCTACACATTGCAGCTGATGATCTTGGGTCATCTATTTTTAAATGTCCTGAATTTTTAGGAGCTTTTATATAATAAACACCAGACCATAAAGAATTAGGATGTTGATGAGCTCTATTCATTCCTCC